TGTATGCATACAATATATGCCGCAGCCAAACGTCAGATGAAGATGGCACCAACACCAGATCCAGATGTCGCAGACGATTTCTTGCAGTATGCAACTGACATTATAGACAAGGAGATCGGCGAATATCTAGATGATTTTGGCTATAGTTACACACAGTGGTATCAACATCTAAACAGAAAGAAACAAAAAGATATGGATTTAGTTTCTCAATACCTTAATGGCGACCGTAGTGCATTGACAAAAGAGCAAATTAAAATGATAAAGAACACACACTACGAGGGTATTTGTAAAGTAGAAATTCAAGACATAGATGGCAAGCCAAGAATGGTTTGTTCCATTCCACTGTTGACTAAATATGTAATGGGGCCAATCACATGGGCATTAGAAGAAATATGCGCCAAGCATTTGAGAGGTTATTGTGGTAACAAAAACCTAACTCAAATGGCAGAATACATCAACAATGCCTTAGCTTTAGGTTTTACTAAAGTAGTAGAAGGTGATGGCTCTGCATTTGATAACACACAGGATATAACATTAAAACGTGTTGATCAGTATATATATGAGAGAGTATGTCCTAGTGTGTATCATGTTAAGAAAAGTGACTTCTACGCAATCACTCATCAAAAGTACAAAGTTATGGATTTAATGTATAGAGACCCTGAAACTAAGAAGAGAAAGAAATTGTTTACTTACAGAATCTTGGGTAGCGTGTTTTCAGGTGATTCAGATACAACATTATGCAATACTATTAGAATGGCTCTATACAATAGATTCGTCAATGACAAGGCTGGTCTTGTGTTTGGACAAGACTATGTATGTTTCAGTAAAGGGGATGACTTTACTGTTATGTATAAGCCGTATGTCAGTGATGAAAAGATAAATACTTTGTACTATAAATACTTCCTTCGAGCTAATCCTAACCCCAGTGAACCTGACGTTAGAATTTATGGGTTAGGTCAAGTACTTAAGATGCTTGATATAGGAGGACCTGAAATAATTAAATTCTGTTCGTTGCGAGCTTGGAAAATCGATGCTATAGGTCATATAGTATTAACCCGTGATCCTGCTAAATTTACTGGTTTAAGTAAGTATAGTAGGAAATCAAAAACAATGAACAGAATTCAATTATCAAGGTACCTAATTGATCAGGCAGTTGCATTATATCAGAGTTATCGAGGTCTTAAGTACTTTGATGTTATGGCTGAAGCATATCTTCTAAAGGCAAAGTTAGTCTTGAAAAATTCGCAAATACCACAGAAGGTAGTCTTATGGAAGTTATGCCAAGCTATGGGGATAGATCGTAGAAAGCCA